ATGACTCAAAAGTACCACCTCTCCTATTTCAAGGGCAATAAGGATAAAAAAGGTGACGTCCGTATTTATGTACGGGTATTGCCTCAGAATATAAAGATCCCGACGGCGGTAAGAATACCAGATAAGCATTGGGGAGACCAGAAAGTCATAACCAACACCAAAGCCAGACAGTACAATTCCGTCCTTTCGGGTAAAAAGCACGACGTTGAGGCTAAAATATTAGAGGCTATCCAAAAAGGGGCGCCTATCACCAAAGATCTGTTTGAAGAAAAAGGCGGCTCCGATTTCGAGGCTTTTGTGAATAAACACATCGATTTGCATAAGGGCAAGTTTTCAGACAACCGGATAAGACACCTGGAAAGCGCATTGGAATTTGTGCTTGCCTATAAGCCTAAAATAAAATTCAGCGACATTAATATAGAATTCCTGCAAGGTTTTGAGAAGCATATCCGCCCCGGGCGGGAGGATGCCACCATAGTGAGTAAAATATCCATGGTCCTGTCTTTTATTAATGCAGCTGAAAGGAAAGGGCTTATCGATAAAAAACAGTATTCCGGCTATAAAAGACCCTCCGCAAAGCAAAAGATACCGGTTTACCTCAATGAAGACCAGATAAACGACTTTTACAATATTGTAAAGCCGCTTAAAAACGAAGCCAAGAAATCCACTGGGTATTACTTCCTACTATCCTGCTATACCGGGTACAGAATCAGCGATTGCAAGGCATTTGACTATAATACCTCAGTAAAGGGCAAAACTGTAGTTTTAAGGGCGAAAAAGAACGGAAATATTGTATCCTCTCCCATTTACCATCCCTTAGACGAGATACTAAACTACTGCAAGGACCACCCATTTATAGAATACGAACAGGACGCCCGGGAAACGGTAAAGGCCATTTGCGAAGATGCCGGGATTCCAAACCCCAAAAAAGTAAAGTTCCACTCAGGGAGGCATTCCTTTGCCATGATGTGGATTAAAAAGGGATTATCCATTGATAGAGTTGCCGAACTCCTGGGCGATAGCCCAGAGATCGCTAAAATATATGCCAGAATTGAAAATGTAGACCTCCAGAAAGAAATGCTTTCCCTGATTAAGCCAAAAACAAAATAAAAGTTTACAAGCGTTCTGTTTGTAACGATTCGTTATTTATCCACTATTGATACGGCATACACCCTGTTTACTTTTGTAGAAAGAGTAAACAGATGCATCCTACACGCATATTTAAATCACCGGAAGAACTACAAGAAGCCTGGAACGGATATAAGGACTGGATAAAGTCCGAGGGTAACCGGTGGACCAGGGTACAATATGTAGGTAAGTTTGCGGAACGAAAGGAAGACCCCTTGAAAGTACCCTATACCCTAGAGGGATTTAAGCGCTATTGCCGTGAAAATCATGGGGAAGCTCAGCATTATTTTGACAATACCGATGGGTATTATGACGACTTCTGTGCTATCTGTTCACGGATAAAAGAGGAAATCAGAGAAGACCAGATCACCGGCGGCTTATTAGGGGTGTACAATCCATCTATTACCCAACGACTTAACGGACTGACAGAGAAGACAGATATTAACCACTCCGGTGGCATCCAGATAAAATGGGAGGAAACAAAGACGTATGAATCTGACGATAAAACAGACGAAGGCGCTTGATTTCCTCGAAGATGATGTAACAACGGAGTTAGTCTTTGGAGGTGGCGCGGGCGGGGGTAAATCGGCCCTCGGTTGCTATTGGCTGCTTAAAATGTGCCTTAAATATCCCGGTACCAGATGGGTAATGGGCCGTGCGGTTCTCAAGACCTTAAAAGAAACTACCCTTAACAGCTTTTATGAGGTCGCTAAAGGGCAAGGACTAAAATCCGGCACCCACTATTCCTACAACGCCCAATCCAACATAATAAATCTGTTCAACGGCTCCCAGATATTATTGAAAGACCTTTTCCAATATCCGAGCGATAAAGAGTTTGACGAGCTGGGATCGCTTGAAATTACCGGGGCTTTCGTGGATGAGTGCAACCAGATTGTCATGAAGGCGTGGGAGGTTTTAAAATCCCGTATCAGATATAAACTTGATGAAAACGGCCTTATCCCAAAGATAATGGGGAGCTGCAATCCGTCAAAGAACTGGGTCTACAATCGATTCTATAAACCAAATAGAGACGGCAATATGCCAAAAGGGAGGGCATTTGTTCAGTCCTTGGCAACCGACAACCGATATATCAGTAGGCATTACATTGACAGCCTTAGGTCCATGACCTCAGAGGCGAGCAAACAAAGACTCCTTTTGGGTAACTGGGATTATGACAATGACCCGGCAGCCCTTATCCCATTTGAGAAGATAGTAAACGCCTTTTCAAACAGATTTGTAGATGGCGGGGAAAAGTATATCACAGCCGATATTGCCCGTTATGGCAGGGATAAAACCGTTATAGGGGTATGGGATGGTTTCAGGCTGGTTAAGATCGTGGATTTTGATAAAAACAGCGTTACCGAGGCCGCCGACGCTATTAAAGACCTGATGCTGGAGTATCATGTACCAATTTCTAACGTCCTTGTTGATGATGATGGCGTAGGCGGTGGAGTGACCGATATTTTAAACTGCACCGGTTTTGTCAATAATTCGGCCCCTATTGTAGTTGATGGCGACAAAGAGAATTTCAACAATCTGAAATCTCAATGCTCCTACAAACTGGCTCAAAAGATGTGCGCCGATGAAATATTCTTGGATATCCCGGATGGAGACGTCCAGGACCATATTAAAGAGGAATTAGGCCAGATCAAACAAAAGGATATGGATAAGGACGGTAAAAAGGCAATCATTCCGAAAGAGCAGGTAAAAGAACTTATAGGGCGGTCCCCGGACTACTCAGATATGATAATGATGCGCATGTACTTCACCCTTGAAACGTATGTGACTTTCACATTTTAAATGAAATAAAATGAATAAATTTTTAAGTAAGCTGGGGTCGATTATAGGTCTGGACCGGACAAACAGCCTATCCAATTCAATTATGATTGGCCTGTACACGTTCGATATGGATTGCTTTAAGCTGATTGAGGAAGTGTATAAGCTAAATGCTGATGCCTTCACCTGTATCGACTGGATAGCCCAGAAAGTATCAGAAGCGCCCCTTACCCTATACCACAAGATCCCCGGCAAGGAAAAGCAATGGCAGAACTTTCAACGGCTCAGGAAGTCACACGACAGCAGAGACCACGTCAAAGCGGCCCGGATGGTCGGTAGTGAGGTTGAGGAAATACCGGAACATGAACTATTAACTATCCTGAATAAGCGGCCAAACAAGACCATGACGGGATCTTTATTCATGAAGGGGCTTACCATCAACTTACTGACGATGGGCAACGGCTTCGCAGTAGGTATTGCGCCCCCAACATCACCGGGTAAGTTCAAAGAGATATACTTGCAGGATCCCCGTAAGATGCGACCGGTTGCCGCTTCTCAATTAGGCGAGGTGAAGGGATGGAAATTTACCTTACTGCTCGAAAAGACCATTCCGGTTGAGGATGTTCTACACGTCAGGTACTTTAATCCAGACTTTACCACTGAGAATCCCTACATCATGGGTATGTCTCCCTTTACGGCTGCAGCAATGCAGATAGATTCGAGCAACAAGGGCGCTAATGCGCTGTCTCGTGCATTTGATAACGGTGGTGCAATGGGTATGTTATCTCCGGCGAACGGGTCTAAGATAACACCAGAGCAAATGCAGGAACTGCAAAAGAATGTCAACCAACGAATAAAAGGTGTCGAGAATTATAAATCTATTGTTGCGGCGTCTGCCCCTATGGATTGGCTAGAATTCGGGCAATCAATCGTAGACCTCAATGTGGTGGAAGCCGGTCTAAATTCAAGCCGCAAAATAGCGAATGTCGTACACCTGAAAAGCGAGGTCGTACTAAACGATAAAGAAGGGTCTACATACAACAACATGAAGGAAGCCAGAAAGGCATGTATCACTGATGGTGTTTTCCCTGTTCAGACCATGATTGAGGACTGCCTGACCGAATGGTTAGTACCCGGATGGTTTAATGATGATTCATGGTATATCGCCTTTGACAGATCCGTTTATCCCGAATGCCAGCCAGACATGACAGAAAAGGTTAAATGGCTTAAGGATGCATGGTGGATTAACCCCAACGAAAAGAGAAAAGAAATGGACTTTGCAACAGACGGAGACCCCAACATGGATAAGATTTACGCCCCCGCCAATTTAAAACCAATCGAGGACTTAAGTTTAGATGTTACCGGGATCGGATTTGATACAGAAATAGACGATGGACAAGACGAAAATAATCAAGGAGCTGGAGTACCTGACGAAGAAAACTGAGCTTAAGGGCTTTAATATCTTTTATCCGGTACTCAAAAAGCAATATAAGGATGTGGCAAGCTTTGTCCGTCAGCACGGGTTAGAGAATACCGTCCAGGCCTTGCCTATGCTTATACAGGCGGATGAGATGCAAAAGGCTATGATCCAGTTTTACTCAGAAGCAGGGCTTATTCATGCTAAATGGCAGTACCGCAAATTATATGAGGGCTACAAGTCACTAGGCGGCAGTATAGCCAAATTTGCCCGGTCCTGGCTCAAAGACCTCCAGATGTATGTTTATTACAACCTGGGCAATATGATTCAGGATATCAACCAAAACACCCTGAATGTCATAAAAAAAGAACTTAACCGGTATATTCAGGAGGGTTATGGAGCAGAGAAGGCGGCCCGGCTCATGGATAAGGAACTGGCAGGGGAGTTAGGCAAGCGCAGGGCTTTGCTTATTACCCGCACAGAAGGGACCAGGGCGGCCAGCAAGGGTCATAAATTAGCTAGTGAATCGTGGTCAAAAGAAACCGGCTCCAGACAGTATAAGCAATGGATTCCCATAATAGACAACAGAACAAGGCCGGACCATAAAGACATGGACGAGCAACCGCCTATTCCGGCAGAAGAAAAGTTTAATGTCGGCGGCAACGGAATGGACGCCCCAGGTGACCCCAATGCCCCGATTGAAGAGACGGCTAATTGTAGGTGCAGGGCGGTTTATCTGTCTGAAAGGATGTTAAACAGGCAGCTGTAAAGATTAGTAACAAATAGTACCCAATAAATTATTAATGTTTATAAAATCATAAATACGGTGCGTGCTAATAGTTAGGTTTGTATAAATATGAAAACAGCCCTTTATACAGTAAATGTTGGCGGATATGATAATCCGATTCCTTTAAACCCTGCATACGTTCAGGGAATTGATTGCTTTATGTTCACGGATGATGTAAATATGACGTGTAAGGGCTGGCAGATGGTGGTAATACCGCAATCACTTGATGAAACGGGAAACCCAATAGATCCGGTCCTGATTCAGCGAAAATTAAAAATAATCATCCCTGACGCCCTCAAAGATTACGACACCGTAATTTACATTGACGCCAACGTTGATATAATCCGACCAGCCAGTACTTATCTCCGTTGCCACAAAGGCGGAATAAGCCTAAAAAAGCATCCTAAAAGGAATTGCGTGTACCAGGAAGGATTTGCCTGTATTGAAAAGAAAAAAGCAGATCCCGAACTACTCAAGGGGCAAATGAAAGTTGCATTAGATATGGGCATTCAACCCGGAGCCGGAATGTACGAGACAAATGTTATTATCCGGAGCAATACGGGGGAAGTCAATAGAATTTGCTCTATCTGGTGGGCTCTGATAACAAAAGGCTCTCATAGAGATCAGATGAGCATCGTACAGGCCAGGGAGATATCCGGCATAAGAATAGATGCCATACCGTACAGTTACTACCAACAGAATTTCAGAACGCACCCGCACATTAACCGGGAGCCGGTAATCATTCACTACATACAGCCATATTCCATCAATAAACAGTTCGGGCAGGCAATCAATCAGGCTATTGAAAGGCTGAATGCTGATTCAAACGACTGGATTGTATTAATGGATTACGACGCCATGTTCTTAACGCCAGACTATGGCAGGCATATTTCTGAACTTATTATAAGGAATCGGGATAAGTACGACCTGATAGGCTGCATGACTAACAGAATCAGAGCAGAACACCAGAAAGTAAAAGGGATGTTCGAGGAATACGATATCAGGAAGCATGCAAGCCTGGCTAAGGACCTGGAAGATAAATACTGGGCGCAGGTCGAACCAACAACGGGAGTAGCGGGATTTTGCATGATGTTCCCTAAAAAAGTATGGGATAAGGCTAAGTTTAAAGATTCCATCAAGTTTGACACAGAATTCAACAACGACGTCCGAAAGAATGGCGGCAAAATAGGTTTAGCAAAAGGACTTTACATGTTCCATTGTTACCGGATTCTTTCTGATGATCCCATTAATGAAACGTCACATTTAAAATGAAGCACATGAAAAAAAGCTCCTTAATGAAAGTTTTAGCCTATATCTTGGTAGTGGTAGGTGGATTCACGATGGGACACATATCAAGAGGCCTTAGTATATCAGATTGTATACTAGGTTGTATAAGTTTTTTATTGGCTTTTATCGGCGGAGTAATCCTTGTTGCGTCGCTAGTGGAAAAGCATTTTTTCGAAGATTAAATGAAGTACATGCTAAACATTCTCATCATAACCGTACTGGCACTGGTTGTAATAGCAGACGGGGTGCGGTTGCGCAGGCCCAAAGATCTGGATAGAAAAGGTGGGCCACATTATAAGGTAGATATGAGCAGCAATCATATTAACTACTTTCTACATGGCATGCCACACCCTGGCAAAGTTGATACAGAAACGCCTAGGGCTTTTATTGGAGTTGAGGCAGAATATTTAAACAGCCAGATACTTAGGGATAAAGAGGTTATAATAAATGAAGTAACCGCAGAAATTGTAGCCTTTTACAACGTAACTGGTATAAATTAATTAACGGCAGATCAGATTGATAGGTTTATCCAAATTGCTATTAAGGAGTTGAGAGAATCGGATATGGAATTATTTAACCACAAACCCAAATTATAGACATGAAATTATTATTCAAGATAGTATTATATGCGTCAATGGGAGGCATTATCGGTGCTTCTATAGGTAATTTTTTGATTGTTCCTGCTTTACATTATTGGATAGACAAACATAAAGATAAAGCCCATTTAGACGGAAAGGCGGCGTATGTTGATGGTCGGAAGTATATTCTTAAATGCAGTATAGGCCAAGTTTATAGCCTTGATTCAACAAAATTTTAAACCTAAATTATAAACCATGACAACAATTTTGATTACAGCGCTCTTGTGTATTATTTTCTTTTTTCTGGGGGCTTATGCTGAATTCAGGGCATACATTAAGGAAAAGCGGTCATTGAAGGAGAGTCTCGAATCTGAATCAAGGCTGAAAAAATCTTTCAAAAAGAGATACTACGATATGATGGATAGCCGGGATGATCATCAAAAGAAAATGATAAGCGCGAATTCATCCATCACAGTAATTCAATACGAAAACAATAATTTAAAGGAGAAAATCAAAGACCTAAACAATCAATTGAAGGGGCTTTCTGATAGCAGGGACATGTATTTTAAAATAATAAGAAATGCGGAAGATGATGTAAAGCAGCGGGCATCCCGCATCAGAGAGCTTGAAGCCGCCCTGGCAAGAGCAGAGGGGCTGAATAGAGCCTTTGCTGGTGGCGGGATTACAACCAAATTAAACAGTAAAGACGTAAGGCTATGAGCGGAGGAAGTTACAATTATCTATGCGACCAAGATGTTTGTTATCCGGGATATGGAGACATAAAAGATATGATAGCTCGCTTGAAACAGTTGGGTGGCGAAAAGCCCGCAAAGGACGCAAAAAAGGCTATTAATATGCTTCGCAAAGCAGAGGATATATTAGGCAAGCTATCGCCTGTTTTTAAATCAGTAGAATGGTATGATAGCAACGATTGGGGAATAGACAGCGTAAAAGAAGCTATTTCAGAATACAACAAAATTAACCACCCATGACCCACATACAGCAACCAACAGAAAACAATAGCATAGAGGTAAAGGGAAATCATGTGACCTATGTGTCACCATTTATTACCAGGGCGGAACTGGCCGAGTACAGGCGGTGTACATGCATGTCTATCATTAGGCGTGTTAAAAAGGGAATGATAAAGGAGTCCAGGGAGGACGGATCTATTTTGTACCACGTAAAGGAGAATAATATTAAACTCACTCCTAAGCAAGTATTGAGGTTGCAGGGTAAACTAAGAAATGAAGATGCACCCGAAGAAAGGTTTAAGTTTTTAGATGATTGATGTTGATTTTGGCAGGTTTTAGCCCCTCTTTTTTATAATCGAGGGGCTTTTTTATGTCCATATGAAAATTAATGTTTGCTATCGTTACGATTGTTAGCTATCGTTCAAAACCCTTTACTGGTAAGCCTTTCAGCGTATTTACTTTTGTGTAAAGCACTGAAAAATGAAGTGGAACCAGAAAGATTTTTCAATATCCGTTAAGGGAATCGACGAGAAAAAAGGCGTCGTAGAAGCTTATGCAAATGTTTACAATAACGTTGATTATGCTTCTGATATTTCCGCTCCCGGATCCTTCACCAAAACAGTTGCTGACAATAGAAAAAAGATACGTGTACTTAAAGATCACTTCTGGGATATCAAGCTAGGCGTTCCCTTAGAGATTAACGCTGCTGACCCCATCGGGTTATTTACGGTTACTCAATTCAATCTGAATAAGCAGGTATCGCATGACATGTTCACTGATATAATGCTTGAGCAGGAAAAGGGTCAGGATTCCGACTTATCCATCGGTTACGATGTGGTAAAGAGAGACCAGAAGGACCGCCGGATCATCACGGAGTATAAGCTACACGAATACTCTTTTCTCACCTTTTTAGGGGCCAATCCTCTTGCCGTGGTGCAGGACGCCAAATCCCTTCAATCACTCACAGACAATCAGATCACAGCTCACATGAAAGAGCTGGTTATGATGTATAACGCCAAATACTCGGACGGTAGGTTAAAGCAGATTGAAGCTGCTTTAAAAGCACTTGACGCCAAGGAGCCGGTTAATTCCACTTCTGACCAAGCCGCTCAGCTGAAAGCATGGTGTGATAAACAATCCATTACAAACTTTTTAAACCATTAATCATGGCAGAAGAATTATCAATCGAAAAACAGCTGGAGAATGTAACCGAGAAGGTGAAATCCTTCGCTACGGAAAGCATGGCAGCCAAGGCTAAAGAAGTCTTTGAGGCCGAGAAGAAAGCTCTTACCGATCAGGTAGAAGCCCTGAAAACAAAAGTAGGCGAAAACGAGACCAAGTCCGCTACTGAAAAAACCGATTTGGAAACTAAGCTAACAAAGCTAAACAAGGACATTGAGGACCTGGGCGTTAAGTTCGCTAAATCCGAAATGTTCGGCGGCGGCTCTGAAAAAGGCCAGAATTTCAATACGCTGGTAAAATCAGCCTTGAAAGAAAACAAAGGTAAATTATCCCAGATCAAAGCAGGTAGCGTTAATGATTTCCGCATGGATATCAAAGCGGCCGGTGATGAAAACATGGAGTTTACCAATTTCGCAGATGATACCTATGCAGACCTGACTACTGAACGTAGAGGATTGTATCAGGCGCCATTTGCTCCTATCTGGCTAAGAACCCTATTCCCTAACTCCACCACTACCAGTGATTCTATTCGCTATCTGAAAGAAGATGGCGGACTGGGCGCAGTTGGTCCGTGGGATGGATCTGGTGAAATCGCAGACCGTCCAGAAAAACCTGGCGTATCTTACAAGTTCACCAAAGAGACCGAAAACATTGAATGGATTGCCGGTATTACCCGTATTCCACGTGAAATGTTTGACGATATCCCTTGGCTATACGCTTACATCACACAGCAGTTAACCACTGGCAAACGTGGCCTTTTCGTGGCAGAAAACACCTTTATCACCAACAAGCTGAATGCAAATGCAACGGCATATGACGGCGATAAGACAATCCCGGTAGAAATGTTATACGATGCAGGTTTCGGTCAGCTTCGTGACAACTATTTCAATCCTTCCGCATTCTTGATGAATCACAGGGATGTTATCAACCTGATTGCCTTTAACAAGGCTAACGGTTCCGGTGAATATGACCTGCCAAACGGTACGGTTTCCATCATCGGCGGACAGCTGTACTTGTCTGGTGTACCTGTTATCGGTGCGCCCAATGTGGCTAAAGGATCTGCCCTGGCATTCGACAGAAGCGCCATTCAGTTCATTAGCCGCATGAGTCCTGAAATCAGGATGTCATACGAGGAAAGAGACAACTTCATTAAGAACTTAATCACGGTCCGTGCTGAGGAAAGAATCGGTATGTTGGTTACTGATACCCAGGCCATCGTTAAAGTAACTTTTGACGAGACTACCTAACAAAATGGGGGCTACGGCCCCCTTATTTTAATTATGTACAGCAAGACCTATCATACAAAAGATGTTAAGCCGATATACAAAAACAAAGGAGCCGATCGTGACCTACGAGGTAAAGACGCCAAATCAAAACCCCGTAGTAAGTCTGGAGGATCTGAAAAGGCATTGCCTGGTAGATTTCCCGGACGATGACGAGTTAATAGAAGATCTGGGCCGGGCAGCCGAAGAGTTCGCCGAAATAGAAACAGGATTTGGTATTGGACTAAAAACGATTACGGTTTATTCCGATGGCAACGGCGAGGGATGGCTTCCTTTAACTCCGGTAATTGACGGTGATATTGAAAAAATAGGCGCCAACAGGTTTAAAGCCACAAAGAACGAAAACCCGGGAATTGACATGGAGGTAGGGTTTGATTCAAGCACTCTTCCATACGGTTTAAAACTGGCTATTTGTAAGATGGTGGCTCAGGCTTACTGGAAAAGAGAAGATCAGTCGATTGATAGCCTTCATGAGGTGATTTTTAATTCCGGTGACTTGCTGGCAAAATTCAGACGGAGGGTGTTGTTATGATCTACCTAGCGCTAAAGGACACTATTTTTTGCGGAAAGCCTGTTAAGAAGGGAGAAAAAATAAACACCGTTTGCTGGAACTGCATTAAAGACCTGGTTAAAAACAAAGAAGTATGCAAGCTGGATCAGGATATAAAAAAATCACATTCAAAATCTTAATTCCTGGAGATCCGGACGGAACCGGCGGTACTATACCAGGAACCGGAGGTGAACAGGAGGTTTTGACTACCCGGTGTTCGTATGAGCAGGAAAGGTCACAGATTGTACTACAGGCAATGCAGTTCGGAACAAACGATGTATTCAAGGTTATTATAAGGAAAAGAGCCTCTTTTATCCCCCAGGCATTAATACACAAAGCATACATCGATTCAGAAGAATATGTAATACAGCAGGTTTTAGAGGTCGGGTTAAGAGATTATAAGTTATACCTAACGAGACGGCGATGAAGAAAGGCGGATTTAAAGGGATGCCGGATTTGATTCTAAATATCAAAAAGATCCCAAAAGAATTGGAGCAATCAGTTAAAGAGCTGGTTGAAGATACCGCGCAGGGCGTTGTAAGGGATGCTGTAAATAACGTAAGGGCGAACGGGTCTACCAATTATGGCACCTTGATGCAAAGAATAACGGCAATACCCAAAAAGAACGGGCTAAGCCAGGATGTATTTGTAGGTGTTGAATACGCCCCGTCGGTCGAATGGGGAACCAAGGGTCAGGTGAGGGTTGATTACGGATTAGAAGCATACGCCAGCCAATTTAAAGGAAAGCCAACGGGTACATGGGAAGAGTTTTTGGCGTCTGTTCTGGACTGGGTTAAAAAGAAAGGCATAACCGGTGTGTATTCGGTAAAGACCAGAAAAAGGTTAACGGGTAAAAAGTACAACAACGACGCCGAGGATGAAAGGGTGGCTTATTTGATTGCCAGATCGATTTATCTGCACGGGATAAAACCCAAGCCTTTTTTCTTTCCTGCATGGTTTAAGAACACCAAAGATTTTGAAAAGGAGTTAAACAAGATACTCAGAAATACGCTATTAAAAAGGATTGGTGGATGGTTTAAAGATAGATTATGATAGATGCTGATTACAAATTAAGGACAGAATATTACAGGCTACTTAACGGGAATGTTAAGTATCTCTCTAATAACGTCCCTGTATTTGACGATTACGCTAATATATCTACTCCCGCTCCCTACGTAGTTATAGCTGGAATAAACGGGAATGACGGTACCGATAAGGTGCATTTCGGGCATAATCTGACGGTTACCGTTGATATAGTAACTGAATTCGATAAAGGGTCAACAGATAGCAGGTATCAATGCGATATGATTTCTGGGGAAGTGACAAAAATATTGCTGCCAAAAGTGGCATGCGGATCAAACTTTAATCTATTCCCTGATTTCCAAAGCATTTCAGCAAAGAGGGTTAATTCCCAGTCATTAACAGAAGAAAGCGACACAAAAAAAGTTTATAGAAAAGTAATTCAAATTTCACACACCATTAAACAATTGAGCGATGGATGAAGAAGTATACATTGACGGCGACACCGTTGTAACGTCAATTAAAAGAGCCGGTGATACTGGATATACGGTTGTAGGATGCTCCACTGGAGATAATTTCAATGTATCCCGTACCACTACCAAAACAGCCAATAAGTGTAATTATGGATGGAGCAGCACCTCTAAAGGGTCAGCAACATGGGAGGTTACCCAAACAGGCGAGGCTATTATCGTAGATGAAGAAGGCAACCCAGCACCATCCCGGTTTAGCTTCCAGCAGCTTTTGAAACTATCTATTACGGGCGAAATCTTCTCCGTCAAGATGGCTAACGAAGACGGAAGCATTTACCGTGAAGGTAATTGCAGACTGACGTCCTACCAGGAGGCCGCACCCGTTGACGGGCATATGACCTATAACGCCACTTTCGAGGGCATAGGTGAACCCATTGTAGAAAACCCCGAAACAACCTAAGTATGAAAATTAAAATCGGCAAAAAAGAAGCGGTACTCAGTTTTGGTATGATATGCTGGGAGCAGGTGCAGGCATATCTGCTGCAAGAGTCTGCTGTTAGCGAAGGATTGAGTGACGAACAAAAGGTAAAGCGCAATCGTACCGCTAACAGCAGAAATATATCCAATCTCATCATGGCAGCAATAGCTAATGAGGAAGAGATAACCGGCCAGGAACAGGGTTTCACGTATGATGAGGTTTTCAGGTGGGTTATTTCATCAGGTGTAACAGAGGAGGGGTATAAAGCCATGCGCAAAGTAGACGAAGCCCTGTCAAATATGTTTGTGTACAAGGAGTTTATTAAGACAGCCGACAATATCAAAAAAAAAGCGATGATCCCATAGGAACCGCAAGGAGGTGTTTTTTAGGCGAAATGGGGATGTCGTGGGCTGACTATATAAGAATGCCGTATAACGCCGCTATGGCAGCATGGGAGGGCTATCAACTGAGGGTGCAAAAAACCTTAGATGCTAATTTCAGACAATTGGGATGGCTTATAATGAACTCCTTTGCGGACCCCAAAAAAATACCCAAAAGCCCGCAAAGCTGGTGGCATCTTGACATAGACGATATATGTAAGCCTGACCGAATAAATGGCGGACGCAAGCTAACACCCGAACAGTTAAAAAGGTTTCTGATGAAAATGAACTGATATTATGGCCGACAATAGAATAAGTGCAGATTTAGAGGTTAATGTCACCGGTGTAACCGCCGGTGCTAGTAAGGCTGTCAGTTCATTACAGGCTATTCAGGCTGAAATGGTCAAAACACAGAAAGCTATTGGCGAGGCTACAGACGGCACATCTGTAGACAGGCTAAGTGCGAAGCTGGCTAACCTGCAAAGAAACTTCAATGTATTGAGCGGTAAGGGTGGTGTATCCGGGATAGCCGCTCCTATCAAGGATGCCGCTACAGCAACAGAAGGTCTGACTCAAGGCATGACTAATGTCGGCAACGGGTCTAAGGCGCTATCACAGCTGATGAATAGAAATCTTCACGGTGTTGCGGAGCTTTTTATATCTCCCGGACGTGCAGCGCTGATACTTGCCAATGACTTACCACAACTAATAAACAGATATAGAGAGCTTTCGGCAGCAAATAAAGAAATCGCAGCTAGCGGAGGCAAGGCGGCATCGTCCGCCTCGATATTAAAAGCAGCTTTTGATCCGCTCAATCTTGCTATAGGATTGGGCATTGCCGTTCTTATCAAGTACGGCGGGGAAATTTACAACTGGGCAACCGGTGCGGAAGAAGCGAAGAAAAAAGCCGAAGCTCTAAAAAAAGAACAGGAAAGCCTTGATAGTGCATTCAAAAGGGGCGCAAGTTCTGTTACCGATAATATAGCTACTGTAAGGGCGCTAGTTGCCGCAATGACAGACGAGAGCGTGGCGCAAGATGTAAGATTAAGCAAGTATAATCAGCTTATAACTCTATATCCCCAATTGGCTAAAAACCTGGACGGTCAAAAGGATAAAATCAGATCTCTGGCTGATGTTATAAACCACGATTTAATCCCGGCTCTAAGGAATCAGGCTATTGCTGAGGGATTCGCAGCTCAGGCGCAACAACAGGCATCTAAAGAGGCTGAACTGATAGCGCAGCAGCCGGAATTGTTCAGAAAGGCAGTAGCAGCCAAAAAAGAATATCTGAAAGCTGGCGGAACAGGTGATAATGTGCAGGATGTGTACAATTACTTTAATGGGAAAACCGACAAAGACCTACACCTCCTTAAAAAGGCATCAGATGATGCCACGAAGGCATATTCAGACAATGTAAAAGAGGCGAAAAAGATGGAGCTTGGCATAGACGGTCTTTTTAAGTCTCAAATTAAGTATCGAAATGAAGTAGACAAATCTATATTAGGCTCACAGACTTACAAGCAAAAATTAGAGGAACAGTTAAAAGAAGCAAGGGCGGTAAGGGATAATATAGAAGACTCTTCATCTCCTGCATTCCAGAAGCAACAAAAAATAATCGATGGCCTTAATGACAAGCTAAAGGTATATAACGACCGGGTGGCAAATACTCCAAAAGCTAAAAAAACAGACACAGAAAAGCTATCTGATGAGCTTGATAAAATATCCAGGTCAAAAGAGGACCTAGACAGGCAATTTCAGGGCGGCGTTATTGATAATATTGAATACTCTACTAAACAGGTGTCATTATTATCAAACGCAATATCAACCCTGCATATAAGATTTAAGCAGCCTTTTGACTCCACGGCTATTAAGGACCTGCAAAAGCAATTATACATTGCTCAATCTACAGTGCCTGTAAGTCTTATATCATTTAAGGGCAACCCAGAGGCAAAGAATTTAAGCGAACAGATGGCCGCGGTATATAAAGACGCGAACGAGTTGGCTATAAAAGAATACAGACAGTATAAATCAGGTAAGGGTGGAGACATAGCGGATTTACTTGGTACCGACAAAGCAAATTTAGTGCAGCAGTTGCGTCAGGTAGGCGTTAATTCTGTCATGAGCCAACATATTAAAGTACCCGTCAGCCTTGACGTGCCGGAAGCGGATCTAAAAAAAGCACTCGACGAATACAGGGAACGATTAGATAACCTTTCCACCGCCGCAACAGAAATCACAAAAGAACTGGGCATAAACCTGGTAGAAAGCGTTGGGCAGGCGCTAGGGTCCGGCGACTGGAAAGGATTGGGCGCAGAATTCCTTGCAGGTCTTGGTAACGCCATAGAAAGCTTTGGTAAGGAGCTGGTAGCTCAGGCGACTGTATTTGCTACACTAAAAGAAGCGTTTGAAGCAGCAATTAAAAGCATAAATCCCTGGGCGGCGGTAGGCATTGGCGTAGCAATGATAGCGGTAGGCGCAGCGTTGCAGTCTTTCGCGCATAAAGGTCTTGGCGGCGCTTCTGGCGGTAGTTCTTCGGTAGGCTCTAATATAACCCCGCAAAATAATTTCTACGCTCCATCCAGCCCGTCTTATTCAGGAACATCAGCGTCTTACAGCGGCGGCGACAGTGTATCTGGAGGACTAGCCAATCAGATAAAAGAAATACCCGTTAACGTAACCGTAGACGGTAAAATAGAAAATAATGTAATTCGCCTGGCCAATATAAAGGCGCAAAACGATTACGACAGATAATGTATAATATTAAATATAAAATATCCTTTAATGACATGCTGGGCGCAGCGTGTATAGTCGATATATTTCTGTCTGACTACGAAGGTGATGTTATAGATTTAATAGGCGCTGAGTCTCCTGTAAGTATTTCTGCCCAGGGAGACGAAAGCAACCCGTTTGACCCAATCAGAGCAACAAAAGCCACTGTGAATATCATAAGTGACGAAAACAGTCAACTGTTTGTCCAGGATATGCAGGTCATTGACGATACCACAATGGGTATAAGGATTTCGGTAGCGGGTATAGACAGATTCTGGGGATTTGTGGTACCCGACCAGGTGGCAAGGAGCTTTGGTACATTCAAAACAGAAATAAGCATTACCGCTCAGGATTTCTTCTCTCAAATGAAAGGAACGAATGTATATGCATCCTCTACGCAATTATTATTCGGACAGCAAACATTAGGCCCTTACATTAAAAAGCAGTTAACGTCCGGAACGTCGGGATTAACGGACTTGACGTATAACATAATCGCCCCCTACACATTAGACCCATCGGCGCCGGAATTAACAGGAGTAGAATTTCTGGATCAAATAGCCGCAACGGCAGAGGGGTTTAATACCAGCGAAGGGAGGCCAGATACCGCTTATAATATTGCGGAAAAAATAATATCCTCACTATCGGCTTATTGTTTTATTGACGGATCAGAGGTTAATATAATCTGCCCATCCGATAGAGATCTATCTGTTTTCAAGACGCTCTATTTTAAGACATCCGACACCCAATCTGAATTTCTGATTGCCGACGATGAGCAAATATCATCCCTTCGTGGAGCAAAGGAGGTTAGCGCATATATCAGTTTTAATACAGAAAACGGACTATTAAAAAATCCATTCTTTTTAGGTTGGACTCCGGGTCCGCCGTACATGTACCCGTGGAGTCCGCTTGAGTGGGATTATGTCGGCTCAGGTGGCTACGAGATAGAAAGAGTAGGCAATAACCAGAGAACAGAAAGCAATTCCGGTGCGCTCGTTTCGGCAACTTGGAATGCATCTACGGACTACGGTCTTCAATCTTTTGGTACGTGGCAAGAGATAAAAGTATATAAAGGGTGGTCATACAAAGTAACCTACAATTTAGTTTATGCCGATTATAGCGGATGGGGAAGCTCTACAGATGAACCGCCAGCGCTAGGATTCTCCGGCATTATGAAATTTACTGATTTAACAGGTAAGACATACGATATAGGCACGTCAAATGGAGGGAATAATTGGTTTTTTGGCGGAACATATAACCCAATATGGATGCAGCTGCAGTCAACAAATAAAGCCCAGAGCATATCAGTAGATATACCCGCCATGCCAAATGAAGGCACCCTTAGAATACCTATTTATTCTGTTTGCTTATCTAAGGCTGATTTCGGGATAACATCCGCAAATGTAAAAGAAAGAACTGGGGTTATTTATAAAAGTGTTGTATTAAGTACCAGTATCGCTGATAGCGGGGAGACAAATTATTTAAGCCAAAGCAAAAACTTTTCCCTAAAAAAGGATAAACAGCAGGTTTACATGGATTGCGGATTACAAGAATCTGTCTCAGGTGCTTTATTCAACAGCATAGATTTTACGCAATCTGGCACAGGGACGCTTATTCCGTCCGGCTCTCTTATGCCTACTGAAGGAATTTACAAGGATGATGGAATTCCAAGGTCTTTAACTCATTACGTTGTCAGAAATTATATGTCGCTGTACCGGTCCGCTCAAACGCATGTCTTGTTTTCTGTTCTGTCAAACACTATACGATTTGGCGACCTTTTAAAATTCGACCAGGACGCATTACCGAACGTGTATATGCAGCTTGTGAATAAATACAAAGTGAAAGAGTGCGAACAGTCTATTACGGCAATTGAATTAAACCCGGTCTTTTTGCCTGATCAGACGGCGGATGACCCGGATTCAGAAAATGATCTTTACGAACACTATAATACAGCATAATGGATGATAATTATTTGATAGGCAGCAGATTTATGCTTTACGGAAGTAAGGAGGGCGCCATGCAAAAAATGTGTGGCAGCCAGAATTTCAATTTGACTACAGCAGCAGAGGTTAAAAAGGCCACAAAACCGCCAAATACCTTCTGGGCTAGCAATTATTATGGGGAATTGTCTTATACGCTTACAGCAACAGGTATATGCAACCTGAGTGATAGTTTCACCCATCGGGATATAATGAATTTGCAAATTAACAGACAGCCAATGTTTTGGGTAGGCAAAGATCTTGATAATCATGATGAGTTTTACGCAGGTCATGTTATAGTGAACTCCGTTTCCTTGGATAAGAATTACGACAATGTACAGATGTATTCCATTTCTTGTACCGGAGACGGCGGGTTGATCACAACCAACCCCTACGAAATACACCTATTCCAGACAGGAATAAACGACCCTAAATCAGTTTTAGGGGTTATGGATCAAGGAAAATTAGCACTAGTAATTAAATATGTAACAGGTGGATTACCACCAATTAAAGATTAAAATATGGCAACTGAAATAACATTACAGCCAGGGGATAAAATTGTAGTAGACCAGTGGGATGCAGATTTCCCCGTAAAAGAAACGCCAAGCTCAAATGACACCATTCTCGGCTATGACAGCCAGTCAGGAAGTCCTATAAGCATAAGGCTGGAAACCTTACAAGCTAATTCCGCTACCAACATCCTAGGCGTAGCGCATCCAACGGATTCTCCTACAGGAACAGAAGCAAACGGGCAGGGGTATGATGTGAGCAATACCAGCGGAGCGGAACAGACGTTTACGAACTTCCTCGACAGTAACGGTGATCCGATCGCACTTCCCGACGGCAAAAGCGGCGTTATCAGAAAAAGCGGCGGAAGCTGGGAGTTTGTGCCAAACGCTAACTCAACCAAAATTGTAAATTCCCTCGATAGCACAGATAGTGAAGCTGCTTTAGGCGCTGACCAAGGACCCTTGTTAACAAGAAAAAACGAAGATTTCACTCCGCAAGTAAACCTTGACGTAAAAAGTAGCCATAAGGGATATGACATAGTATCTCTAGCTCCAGATGACTTAACAGTGTCTGGGTCAGCAATAAAATTTGCGACCGGTGAAATTGTGTCACAAGCTGATTCGTCTGCTTTAGACTTTTATGAGCTGCCCGTAAATTGGGATAGTATAGACTGGTATCAACAAGCATCAGCATTTTATGGTTTGGCTTTATACGATTTATCAAAAGTATTCATTTCTCCTGCTGCAACCGATGGTACAGTGGGCATGAAATCTGTTACAAAAACCCAATACCCAAATGCGGTGTATGTTCGGTTTAGCTTCAACAAAACAGCAGCAGATTCATATAATTTCAAATTGAATATTAAAACCAGAGTTGACCTATCCAAGAACTACTATATGGTTCAGGATATGTTTGATAACAACACCTATGACAAAACAAAGGTCGCTGGTAAGTTGCGTAAGATGGTTTATAGTTCAGAGGTGCTTTCTCAAAATGGAAAAACTGTTACATCAAGTGGGGCAATTGCTGCAAATGCTTTGTTCAGTTGTTCGGTATTCCTTAACATATCCGGATTTGACACTATAAGGGCAATGATTCCTTATAGCTCCTTTACGGGAATAGCGTTATATGATGCTAGCCTGACGCTATTAAAATACGTTACTGGGGATTCAAATCTGCGTAAAAGAACATTTACCGAAGTAAAGGCAACTGACTATCCCACCGCAGTTTATGCAGTGATGAGCGAAGTAACTTCACGGAAAAATGATTTTGAATGTCATATTTATTACCCGGTTGTTTCCTACCAGGATGGCATAAATACGGAAGATGCTATCCATAGGGCTAATGGCTATGCCGTTGCCAGAATTGGATACACGACGGAACAATTTAGTTTAGCCGGTTTCTATAAAATCGACGGAACTCTAAATACATCATTTCCTAATTACAGAAGCACCCCAATAATTGCTTTACCCAGCGGCTGGAGCAAAATTAAATATTCTACTTTTCCATCATCATCGTCTGGAGTAATATTTTGGGACGCAAATATGAACGTAATAGGCATGGCGTCCATGCCGAGCAATGTAAATTATATGGAGTCTTTCATTTCAAGAGAAAGTTTCCCGACCGCAAAATATTATGGGTATTCCTGGAATGACACATTTCCCCCTCTGAACTTCAGAATTTTAAGCATCGGAGATACTGGAGCATCTTCTTCCGGGTCTTTGACTTCTGGGCAGGAGACAAGAATCGCAAATAGTAAAATGGATAGCCTAGCGACTTTTAACACCGCAAATCCTTCCACGCCCATCAGCTCTGAAATTGTATTTGCAGCCGACGATATTCCAGGGAAATCATATATACGCATTCCTACAGCCATCCTTACAAATAACAGCACTCTTTTAGTCGCTGCTGAATACAGAACAGATGCACAGGGAGGAGGAGATTTAGGAGAATTTGACGTATTTATTAAAAGAAAGGTTTCCGGCGGTTCTGGCTACGATGTAATACCGGTATTCCCTTACGATTCCTCAACTTATGGTAGGGCCATGAATCCTTCATTTGTGGTAGACAGGACTGGGGCGCACGGGGTTGTTGGTCGAATATATATGCATGTAATGACTATTCTTGACCCTACTAAAACGGCAAATGTATCTCCAAAAGCAGAATCCGACCATTTATATATCTATTCTGACGATGATGGCGTAACCTGGAGTTCACCAGTTTCACTAAAATCAAAATGGGCAGCATCTGGGTATAATTTGATAGGTGTTGCTCCTAACAATGGTATTCAGACCGATGACGGCACATTTTATCTCCCATGTATGGCCGCAATAGGTTCCGGGAATTGGGAAGCCGGCCTGTTATACAAAACACCTACAGGAGACTGGACTTATTCAGGTCTTACACCTCGTACTGGAGATAGTGAATGTGTTGTTACTGAGTTCAATGGTGATATATTATTATCCTGCCGGTTTGATGGCGGATCATATTTACATTCGGTCTATAAATTCAATATCTCAACGAATAGTTTTGTCAGCCACTCGACTGATAGAACGTTTAATGGGTACCTACCATGTAAGTTCGATATTGAACGGATAACAGTTAATGGTAAAACAATTTACCTAAAAGCATTCTGCGATAAATCAGACGTTAATGCTCCAGATCCAAACAATTCCCGTTATAATTTAACGCTATGGGCATCAACAGATATGCTCAAATGGGTGCGCGTATATGTAATTGATTTGAATAGAGGTTACGGATATGCAGAACTCACCTGCTACAACAATAAATTAATAGTGGCATATGAGACCATTGTCAGCACAAAGCTTGTTATTGGAATGCAAGATCTGTCACCACTATTGACCGATAAAATATATAACGCTGTTACTTATCAGATTAATAGAACCTCAATGGAGTTAGTTAATGAGTTGATTTATAGAAAGAACTTTAATTCCTATTAATCCGGCGCCTGCTCCGGTGGCCGCTTTAAACCTAACACTTATGCCCTAACCAACACAATATAACATGAATGGAAAAACTACAATGGCTATTCGAGGTTTTCAAAAAAAGCAAGGCATTCTTTATTGTGCTGATGTTGGGGGCTGCATTGTGGTTACTCGTAAAGTTCGTTATCCCTGCCATTTACAACGGCGGGGAAGCGGCCAAAAAGGCGCAAATTGAGTTATTGACCAACGACCTTGTTACCTGCCGAAATTCAGGCGCAATGAAGGATATAAAGATAGATTCCCTGCAAGGAGTAATCAATAAAATGACCTCCGACCGCCTAAAGGAAAGTTTAGAGCGTGAAAAAGCCGAACGGGAACGAAGAAAAAAGTATGAGGATGCAATGATGACCGTTAACCAGACAAAAAAAACTATTGATAACCTTAATAAAAAAGTTCAAAATGAAATACAGTAATCTAAAGATACCCGGGCTGCTTTTAGGTATAGTATTCTGTTTTCAGCCCCACCTGAGCAGCACAGGACAGGGAACTAAAGAGACCATTAAAAAAGCGGTGGATTCGTTAAGAACGGATTCTGTTTTAAAAGCCGTTGATTCGGTTAACTGTGTGGCGGATTCGCTGGCTGAATTAAACGCCCGTGTTGTCTCTAATCTGGAAAACGTGGCTAATGACTTGCCGGGCAAAGTAAAAGCCCTGAAAAACAACGTTGATAAGCTGATTAATAAACAGCCAGACACAGTGGCCGTGGTGAAAGTAAAAACCAAATACATCCCTGTTCCCGACAAAGCGGATTATTGGAAGCGGCAAAGAGAGTATACGGACTCACTGGCACAGGCTAAAAGGGATTCGATTGATAAGGCATGGAAAGAAAGGGGGTTTATCAGGAAATTATTTGGAATCAGGCCTAAAAAGAGTAAGAAATGAGAAAGTTAAGAGATGGCATAGGATGGTGTATTATGGCCTTAATGGTGCTGACCAGCTGCAGCACCTTGAAAAAAGACCAGAATCATCTGGCGCAGATACAGGGCAGGAACCCGCAACTATTTGCCGGGGCGTGTGCTGAAAAGTTCCCGGTAACAGCAAAAGAGGGTAAAACAGACACCGTGTACAGGCAGGCAAACAATCCTGACCTTACAGATAGCCTGAACGGATTACGGCAATCATATTTTGACCTATACCAGCAGTACGAAAATGCCCTTATTGCTGCTTCCGGCGACACTTCATGTCAGAACATCATCAAGGGGTTAAAAGATCAGTTAGATGCATACCGAAAAAAGATTGAGCAGCTACAAAGAAACTATAAGCCATGCGCCCCGGACACAATACGGCTCGAAAAGACAGACACCGTGCCAGATCTTGCCGCTATCGCTGTCAGGGATGGGCAAATTTCAAAGATAACCGCCGACCGGGATAACTGGCAGGCCAAAGCAGAAAAGCGGGGGAAATGGATTATATGGCTTATTGTGGCGCTTATCCTTTCTCTGGGCTGGAATTTCAGAAAATTAATCTTTAAAATGTTTGTGTGATGACCTACAACGAAATTTTTCAGCAGCTAGTAGTAGAAACAGAAGGCTTTTACTCAAATGACAAAAACGACCCGGGCGGAGAAACTGTTTTCGGCCTAACCAGGGTTGCGGACCCCGATTGGCAGGGATGGGCAATTGTAAATCAATACCGTACAAAGTCTGGCTTCCCTAAAAACCTTCCCTATGACGTACTTAGGGCAATGGCAGCGCCGTACTACAAGGCAAAATACTGGGACTATGCTCAATTGGATAAGCTCCCTGAATCGGTGGCCTACGAAGTATTTGACCAGTCCGTAAATATGGGCAAAGGTAGGGCTATTCGTAATTTACAAATCGCTCTGAACATCTTAAACCATCAAGGCAAGGATTACCCCGATCTTATTGAAGATGGCATATTTGGGCCTAATACGATGAACGCTGTACTGAAAAATAAAAACCCCGAAGCGGTTGCAAAATACATGAACTCGTTTCAGGGTGAATATTATAAGGATCTGGCTAAAAAGAATCCTAAGTTTGAGGATTTTACGAATGGGTGGGGCAAACGTTTATAATTCCTTATCTTTGATTGCTGTTCGGCCTTAGTACGACTATGCCTGGGCGGCTCGAAACAAACTCTCAAAGTCACATGAGTAAGCCCACTACGCAAATAGGGGGCTTTTTTAATCTGGCGTATCATCCCCTACCTCATATTCATCAATTTCCAGATAGCAGTATTTTGTATCATGACTGGTCAGTTCCTCAACAAGATCATGGCCGCCAATTTTAGCTTCATCATCCGTCCACAGATACCCGGTATGTTCTGAATATGCTACGCCGTGGCTATAATCTGTACTCCCGTATAATTGCTTTATATGAGTTTTTAGCAAATCATTATACGGCATCTCTTTGTCGGCAATCCAGTACCTTGCAGATACAATTCTGCCGTTCAGGTTGTCTTCAAAGTATTCAGAAAGAGAATTGTCACCAATTGTAAGATAATCCCCTTCGCAAAATACCTTATCCTCCGCCTTTATTATTCCTTTTAATATATGCCTTTTCATGATGTGAATTTATGTAATTTCTGGTTAAGGGTACCCTATTTCAGGGTGACCTTATTTCTCATTCCATCTACCTTCTGCCAATACCCTTATCCTGCGTTCATTGGCTATCTTTATGGCATGTTTTTCATCTTTGGCCCAAACGGTGTTGCGTATTCTTGCATTATGGCTATAGTCGTTGCCAAAGAATTTTTTTTCGTCAATATATGCCTTTCCCACATAGTCTCTGTAATCTCCATAATCTGTGTTTGATTTTTCTGCTTTGGCGTTATTCCCGTCCTTATCAATGAAAACGACAAAACAGGTATTTCCATTTTGGATCTCTTCATTAAGGTTATCGGATTCATATTCCTCGATACTTGGCTCATCAAACGAATATGCTCTAATAAACTTTTCTGCGTTTTCTTTAGTGGTAAATACGCCTCTGATGCTATAATCTGAATAACACCCGTCTGTTACAATGTATATTTTCATTTTTGCTCTTTTAAAAGGCTTTTTAACTTGTTAATCTCTTTTGTTGCTTCTGTATGTTCCCGGAGTGCTGCTAAGTATTTTTTGTTGTCCTGATGGTCAACGCTCATGTAGTGTATGCACTCCCGGGATGCTGCTGTTGCTTTGTCCTGTAATTCAAGTATTTGTGCCTTTATATGCTCCTGCTCGTAATGCTGTTGTGCCAGTTCGCCTATTGCTTGTTCTTGTTCGGTCATTTCCCCTCCTGTTTATTGTATTCATTAATAAGGGCATCGGCTTCTCTCATCGCTACCCTTGCCCTGTCTTCTGGGTCTTGGTATCCGTAATTAGTATCGGTAAGGAGCGCCGCATGGAATCTGGCTGCTATCTCCAGTTTGATTGGTACGCCTGTGCTGATACTAATGTCAGTATCTCCATATTCTGTACATGGAAATACGGGGTCGTTTGGGTTTACTGTCATTGCTTATAATTTAGGGTTATCGAAAACGCTACCTATCTTTTCGGCGGAGTCTCTGGCGATAATAGCCTCCTCAATGGTTTTAAATGACTTAATATAAATTTGCATTCCAGCAACGGATGCATACGACTCATACGTTCCGCTTTTTGATATGCAGATATTTCTCTCACCGCTTTTATTCGTTACTCTTAGTCTCCTTTTATTCTTTTGACAATTAGTTCTATGAGTTACAAACTGGCAATTATTTGGGGCATAGTCCCCATTTACATCAATACGATCTATTTCTAGACCTTTTTTGTAGCCATTATTTAAAGCCCAATCGAAAAACGATTTTGGATTAAGCCTCCACTCTTCACATACTTTTATACCCCTTCCACCATAGTATTTGAAATTACCTTTACTTTTTATCTCGCACCTAGCTATCATGCCACCCCATATATTGTATAATGGGTGATTGCGCATTCCGTGCTTTGTTTGATTGTGTGTTAATATTTTCATCGTTATAAATATTTATAAGTTAATTAAATCTCCTGTTACCCATTGTCCGTTGTCTAGGCGTTTTGCCCTGAATTTTATTTGTCTCATTGGTATCCGTATTTTTTTGGGTGTTTGTAATATTGAATAATCTTTGCGGCTTCTCTGTATCCGTTACGGATAGGTCGAACTTTTACAGATCGGTTTAGTTTCCCTCTTAATGGATATGCCCCTGCATTTGGCCTTTCTTTGCTGCAAAGTCTCATACTAAACGCCTGAATAATGTAAGTTGGTTTGAATACGTCGCAAGCCTTGGTGTATTTTCCTATCATCATTTCTCTAGTTCTTTTATTTGGTTACGTAATTCCTTTACCTTTTTCAAACTTTCTTCAAGTAAAAAGCCCCTTACAATTGATATGTCCAAAAACCCTATCAACTCCTTTTGCGCCTGAACGAGGGAGCGGAGCTTATTAACCTCATCTTCATGGATATACTCTTGGTCGTACTCGTCGATATCGGAATCGGCCCATGTTACGCCCGTCAATTCTCCAAAATCAGTATCGAGAAAATCAGTATCGTCTCTGAACTCACCCAATTGTAGGTATATTTTCTTTGGTAAATTTTTCATTTTCTGGATTTATGGGTTTGTATACATATCCTATTTGCTTTGCACCAACTCGGGTACATAAAAACACAGGCTCCATGTATAGGTGTTGAATTAGCAAACTGCTTTTATTATTGTTGAAAAATGGAAGCCCGTAATCCTTTTCGTTATAGTATCGGCTTTCTTGGAACGAAACGAATATAAAATCAGTTTCAACGTTCTCTATTTTTCCGACACCATAAATAGGGCTGTACACAGTCATTCCCACTTTGCATTGATCGATTGATTTTAATTGCATTTGTTGTTTTTTAAATGTGTTTTTAAAAATTCATGTCTTTCTGTGACATCTTGAAGCATGTGTAGCTTTAAATAATCCTCCATTACCCTGCATACCTCGCCACGTAAAGCATGAGATTCGAGCTTCTTTTTTAGTTCTGGCTCAAACATTTCCAGATAGTCTTTTGGGTCGTTCATACTTTACAATTTAAAATGTTTACACGCTTTGTCGTTTTGCCGGATTGGCTTGCCTTTTTTCAGGATATCGTAGTAGTTCTTACTTTCAAGGCCGTAAGCGCAAAATGTTTTCCTTCTTAGGGTATAGCATTCTTTGCACTGCTTGCACTTTGCTTCGTAGTGGATTTCGATAACGGTCATAATCCGCCCTCCCTCATTTGTTTAGCCCAAAACGACCTTTCTACTCTGTCGATAGATTCTTGATCCTTTTTGGGCATGGATTGGATCTTTAGTATTTTGTCTGCTATTTCTTCAAAATACATTTCGCAAACAACCCTTTCAATTCCTGTATCAATGTACTCACGCTGGGAATAGTCATTGAGTATTTTTACTATATGTTCTTTTGTCATCTGTTTAGGTTTTGTGGTTACCAATTTGGGTTATTAATTAAGTCCTCTTTCAATGCTTTTTGCAAAGGAGGTAGTATCTTTTCGGCAAACTTTTGACAAGCCTGTTCGCACTTTTTACCATACAGGATGTAAGCCATCCCGGTATATAATTTTGAGCCGAAATAGTGGACATTTAGACTAATAATAAACTCCCTGAAATCTTTACCTCCTGCGTGTCGCCACACATTTGATAGATTACCATAATCCGTTACACTGGAAAACATCCCATCCTCGGTTAATACTATTTGACCTAACCATCCGCCATTTTCATCCCTTAGCTGATATGATTTACATTTAATTTGTTCCATAATCTTGCATGCCAGTTTACGTCATGGCGGACGGTTAATGTGTGATATTAAAATCTAATTTCAGACCAGTAAAGTCTCCAATCCTTTTATAAATAGCTTCCCTGAGTTGTAAAAAACTATCGTCCCCTCTTTTCAGTTTGATATATTCGGGAGTCCAGAAGCCATTATGATTCCCATCATAAATTGATATCTGTTCGGTGGAATAACTTATTTCAAAGTTTAGAAGAGGGTCAGGGCGTACGTACCGGGCATCTTCTGTCATAGTCAGTTGCTTTCCAAAATATGATCCGTCCCCATTAAATTCAATCCACATATCAGTAAACTCCTTTTCATCTTTGGGCCACATGAAGTCAATAAATGAAGCAATTAAGCCTTTGTCGTTTACCGGCTTTAATCCCTCGATTGATTGCCATTCTTTAATCTTTTCGATTAATGTCTCTTTTGTTGTCATACTCTCTATTTTGTTGGTCTTTTTTATTGAGCTTCATACTCTCTATTTTGTGGCCGGAGCCTGGTCAACGATAAATTCCCTTTTAAACCATATGTGCAACGCAAAACCGAAAAAAGATATGCGATACATAAAGTGTTCTGGTGAAGCCCACCATTTCTCAACTCCGATAAATACCCACGAATCCGGCCTGCTATAATAAGGTCTGGCCCACCTGTTATCAAACCATATCCGATCAAAAGAAATTTTGTATTTTCCTTTTTGCATTTTACTTGTTTTGCCGGAGGCGGTTACCAATCAATTCCGTTTTCTAATTCTTGTTTCAATACTTTTTGAAGCGGTGGAAGTATTTTTTCTGCAAATCTTTTACAGGCCTGCTCGCACTTTTTACCATTAAGAATAAAAGACATTCCTGTGTAAAGCTTTGTTGCGAAGTAGTCAACATTAAGTCTGCAAATGAACTCTCTAAAATCATCACAGCCAGTTCGTGGCCATGTATTGCACAGGCTGCCCCAGTCTGTATCTCCTGCAAACATCCCATCACTGGTTAAAACCACTTTGCCTAACCAGTTTCCATTTTCGGTATAAAGTGTATATACCTTTGCTTTTATTTCGTTCATTTCTCTTGCTTTGTGGCCGTGGCCGATTAATATTTAATAATTTCTGTATAACTTGTCCACCCGCAACCTCCATAAGTATCGTCCAGCCATCCAGATATTTCGGCATCTCTAAGGCCAAACGGAAGGGTATGGTATCTTAAGTCACCACTGCGGAGGGTTACTCTTATTTCGATTCCTTTTGCCATAGTTTTAAGTTTGTGGGGTTAAAGGGGGATTGCTCCCCCGTGAATTAATTACTTTTTAGAATTGTCGGGATACTGCCATAAAGAGGCGTTCTACCATCCCATTTCTCAATGAATTGTTGCTGAATCAAAAGGTTTGTAAGAGAGGATTGTCTTAATAGGTTGGCCTGCCTTTCTCCTTCAGCTACAATAACCTCTCTGCGGGCGTTAATGCTATCTCTTACCAGTTGGTTCTGCGCCTGCATGGCTTCCTGTACGGCTCTATTTTTAGAGTCCACCGCTTCAACTATACTTTTAGGGTAAACAAGGCCGGATGTAAGGCTTTCTAAATGGAATCCATCATCTGCCAGTAACTTGCCTAAGTTTGTCTCCACGCTATCCTCAAACTGCTGCCTATTGCTTATCAGTTGTTCGGTGGTGTATTTATTCATCTGAATACGGAATGCGTTTTTAACGTAGTTAAACATGGTGGTCTGTGTAATCTCGTCCAGATCTTTACGGTATTTCACGTATATAAAGGGTGCTTTACCCTGGATAACTGCATAACTTAAGGTAGGGTCAATGGTGAAAACGCTGCCATCTTTGGCGTTAACCGTAAATGCTGAATAGTCAATTGTCTTGACAAACAAGGGGAATTCAATAACATCCTGCGTAATTGGATTATACCAGACACGTCCGGTGCGGATTTCTACATTTGATACGCCTTTCTCTGAGCCGTACTGATTGACTAAAATACCCTCATAGCCTGCATCAATTCGGGTGCAGGATGCTGCGGCCAAAATAAGGCCAATAATTACTAGAACTCTTTTCATTTTGTTGATTTTTTGATAATTAAAATATTTAAAAAAATAAGAATAGCCAATCCTATCGCTCCGACCAAAACGGCTGTGCTTGTAGGAAACGCTTCCTTTATAATCCTCCATACCGCTTCCGGATTCTTTGGCTCGTTGTGTAAGACTATCCGGCCTTCTCTGAGGTCGTTGATTAGTTTTTGATTCATGGTTAATTATTTACTGGGTAAGAAATGTTTAATAAAGCCAACGTCCTTTTCGCGTTTTCTATAAAGCCGGGCTTTGCCATAGATAAATTTATTTTAAGCTGATATCTTGCTGCTTTCATTGTTGGTTCACCAGATACCGCCAGCATTCCTGAATCATAGTTACTGATCGCAATTAATGCCCCGTCCATGTGATAAAACCATTTATTACCCTGGTGTTCAAATACCCTTATTGCATCTACCTGCTTAATTCCTTCTGTTGTTGTTATGTTCAGTTTCATTTTACGCTACGTTTATTTGTGATTCCATTTGATTAATAACTTTGAATATCTCATAGGCAACTTGTGGCACCCATGCGTTGCCGAAACCTTTTATTGATTCGTTTCGGAGCCATGTTGCGAACCTTTCCGATTCTTCCTGGATCTCCATTGCCGCCAATGCAATTTCATGTGACAAGTGTGGCAGAGAGTCATTAAATTCCAAACTGAATTGTTTTTCCAGTTCCCGTCCACGTGGTGAACATCCAAATGATCCAAGGCTCCGCAATTTTCGCATGAGTCTTTGCGATGCTTTCTCGCCAAATGGTGAAAACTTCCCTTGTGCGTTATCGGGGGTCTGACATAGCTGCACTGTTTGGAGCAATATAGTCGGCTCATGAATCTTGTATAATCTTCCAATCTTCCATTGAATCTCCTCCGATTGAAAGGCTTCCCACACTTCTTGCAAATCTTTGTCGGTGTAATCTTTTCTAATTGTGGCATATACTTCTGATTTTATATTTCTAACCATGATTTGGGAAATCCCATCATACTTGCAACGAATCGGGCTGACAGCTGGGAAGTCTTGCCAGTCTGGGCGAAGAAATCCGGCAGGCTGTTGGTGGAGTTCCGCCCCGCTGCTTCTAATCCCTCTTTTGTTCGGCCGCCTTTCCAATTTTGGGCTGTCGGGGTAGGTAACATGCCCGTCCAGTTCTCCGTATTGCTCAAACCTTGTTGCTTGCTGTTCGGGCCTCTCCGTTTGAAATCTTGGGCTGTCGGAGTCGGGAGCATCCCCCGATTGGCTAATTCCCCGACCGTCATCCCAAATCCATTCCCGTTTGTGCCTTTCGCTTTCGCTTTCTCGCGCCTTGCATCTATCTTTTTTAAATCCCCTTGGTTTGTGTCCATCACTACTGGCGTGGGTAACAGACCCTGCTTCATTACGGTTGTCAATGTCGCACCCCGCCCTTGTGACTTCCAACTGCTCTGCCCGTCTTTCATCCCGTTCGCCTTGCTGCCCTGGTCGTTTTCCGATGCCCGGGGCGTAAGCAACAATCCAGATTCTATCTCTTCTGTGGGGGGCATTGACACCGCAAGCTGGAAGTAAAAACGGTGCGACTTCGTAGCCCTCATTTTCCAGGTCAGATAGCACCTCGTCGAAAACCAATCCTGACTGCCAATTAGTAAACCCACGAACGTTTTCACCCACGACGTAGCGCGGCTGAATTTCTCTAATTGCTCTAAGCATTTCCGGCCAGAGATGGCGGTCATCTTCTGTGCCTTTTCGCTTCCCGGCTGTACTGAAGGGCTGGCAAGGAAATCCGCCTGAGAGTACATCAATTCTGTTTCTCCAAATAGTGAAGTCTGTTTGTTTAATGTCTGCATATGATTTTGCTTTTGGCCAGTAATAGTCTAATATTTTACGTCCGAATGGGTTTATTTCACAGTGGAATACATTTTCCCATCCTGCCCACTCGGCTGCTAATTCGGCGCCACCTATACCTGAAAAGAGTGATCCATGTGTCATTTTTAATTGTAGTTAAGGGTTAAAAGGATAGTTTCAATTCTGTGTAGTTCATGCTACTTGTACTTTATTTGCTTTTAAATCAATTATGAATTGTTCGATAATTTCCCGTTGTTCAGGTGTGGTGTCAAATACCTGATCCATGATTTCCTGAACCTGTAAACTGGAATCTTCGTTAAACATCGATTCTTTTAATTCCTTACTGGATTCATAGCTGATTCGAGAAGTGAAGTCATTTAATATCCAGTCCAACTTTTTTATCCAGGCCCTGATCATGATTTTGACAATAGGATTGATTCTGTCTTTTAAAGCCACTTCCAGAAATAGTTTTGCATTCCGGATGTAAACAATGCTTTTGGCGAATGAAAATGTTGTGTTCATGGTTTGATAATTATGTAAAATATTCCTGTTAAGTTTTTGATTTCTTTAAGCCACTGATTGCGAACTTTTTGGCATTCTGATCTTTTGGGGTGCTTAAAAGTTCTGACCAGTTCATTGTTCATGTGTAGCTCAATGGTCACAATTAATTATTAGATAGTTCATAAATCTTGCATTTCGATTGGCACTCCAGAATAATTACTATCAATTCCCATCGTGTCCATTTTTTACTTCGGTTGCTTATTGACATCCATTCCAGTTTTTCAACCCTTTCAATACCTATTTTTCGTATCAAAAGGCGCCGATATTCCAATAAGTTCCCATGTAAAAACCTATTGCATTTCGCACATGAAAGATGAACATTGTCCTCTACGAATCGCATCCCGGGGTAATTCCCTCTGGAATAAAAATGGCTTGCGTCTGACGTATTCCAGCTTCCGCATGAAATACAGGGCTTATTTTTGTCCCGAAGCCTGATCATTTTATTGAACCAGTCTTGAGCGATCGGAAGGAGTTGGGCTACTGATTTATTTTTGTATCTCTTTGGTATTTCTAATTCCATTTTAAAAGGGGTTTTCTTCTTGTGGTATTGGTGTCCAGCCTTCGTACTGACCCATTGGCTGAATATTCTTTTCGTGATCTTTGAATGTCATACAGTGAGGTGTAAACCCTAAAACCACTTTTCCGGGTGACCCGTGCCTGTTTTTGGCTACATTAGCTACTACAAGACCATTGGCAGGTAAAACTTCGCCCTCCATTTCTACCTCGTTTATTTCGTAATATTCCGGTCTCATCAGGAAAATAACCTCATCTGCATCCTGTTCAATAGCACCGGATTCTCTTAAGTCCGACAGCATCGGCATTTTATTTTCTCTGGATTCTACACCCCTGGATAGCTGACTAAGGGCCATTACAGGAACTTCAAGTTCTTTTGCCAGTCTCTTACAGCCTCTGCTTATCTCCGATACGATGGCTTCACGGTTTTTATTCTTTTCATTCATACCTGACATGATTTGCAGGTAGTCAATGAAAATCATTTTGATACCGTATTTTCTTTTGAGAATGACTGATTTTGTCCTAATCTCGCTGATTGTCATTGCGTTGTCAATGATATGCAAAGGCGCGTTTGAGATTCTTATGCCTGATTCGTTCAAAAGATCTTCTTCCTGTTCGTTCAGGTCGCCCAGTCTTATTTTTTCATGAGAGATTTGAGTTTCGATAGAAAGTAACCGGGTAACTAACTGGCCGGAACTCATTTCGATTGAGAAAATAGCTACCGGTATACCTTGGTCTATTGCCAGTTTTTTAGCAGCTGATAACATGAGCGCCGTTTTCCCCATCCCTGGACGTGCTGCCAAAATGATCAAATCCGGTGCAACCCATCCCATTATTTTTTTGTTCAGGGCGGTAAATTTGGTATCTAATCCGATTTTACCGGTTGATTTTGCCTGTTCAATCTGATCAAAAACCTGGTCTACCAATTGAGAAATCGTAATCTCATCGCCTTTACTTACCTGCTCCTGGACTTTCATTAAATCCACCGAAGCACCATTTAAAACATCGAAAGCGTCCGCAGTCTCGTCTTTAGCTTTTGTTAAAAAATCTATTCCCAGATCGCCAACCTTACGTTTCATGTAGTACTCAATCAGCATTTTTGAATGAGTATCGAATATGCTTTGAAGCGGCGTTGTTTTGCCGACAATCTGGGAAAGATTAAAAACATCACCTTCCTGGATAGTTCCCTGTTTTTTTAAAGCCGTTACAAGCGAAATAACGTCGATTGTGTTTAAGCTGTCATACAGCCATTTTAAGCCCTTAAAAAATCTTTTGCAGCTATCTGTATAGAAATAATCAGAAACGAGCGTATCGAAGGCCTCAGCTGCCAAATTGGGGGATTGTATCATTATGCCAATGACGGATTCCTCAACTTCCTGCGAGTGCAGCGGTACGAATTGTTCCAGTTCTTTCATTAGATTTTTACGATTTTAGGGGATTTAACGGGTTCTTTCTGATCGTTTTTTTCTTTTGGTTGGTAATTGCCTTCAAGGATTTTTAAATAGTTTGAATCGTTTTCGATGATCCAGTCAAAAGCGAACCAGCCATGACTCAACAGGAATTCTGAATTACCGGCCATTTTCAGGATGTTGCAGAAATTGAAGCTTTTCTCACCAAGCCTGACTTTTAACTTTTGCCGTCGTTTCCTCGTGATATCCCTGACCTTAGGCACTCCCTTTTCCGCGGCAAATAGATTCCAGAAGTCGACATAAGGCTCTGCTTCTTTTGGTCCGGTTTTTAGATACTCCCAGATACCGGTTTTTGTTTTTTCAACAGAGTCGTATGGAAGGGGCGCTTTCTCGTCGACTACAGTCGACATAGATACTTTAGTATCTATATTCGTTTCTACTTCGTTTCGTTTCGTTTCAGGCGGACAAATGACAGCAGGTTGCGGACAAATGACAGCGGGTTGCGGACATGGATTACCTGTTTGTTGATTGTCAATATATTGCGGAAATTTTGGATTCATTGTTCTTAATCTTTGACCAAAATTTATAATATGTAAGTACTTTTTGTTATCGGCTTCATATAAGGCGATCAGACCGGAAGTCTCCAACTCTTGGATCCATCGGGTAATGTCGGCTTCTCTAAAATCTTTCAGCGGAAAACATAAGGACTTGACTAATTTTGAATTAGCATTAAAATTTCCGTAATCATCTGCTTTCATCATTAATCGAACAAATAAGCATTCGGCATTTACGCTTAGTTCATTTATCCTTTCTGAATCTGTCCAGTCTCTTAAAACTCTATTAGGCATATTGGTAAAATTCTAAAATGGGCCTTCTTTGTTGTTTGATTCGCTTTTGGAGAATTCTGGTATCTGGTAAATGGATTGAGCGTAAAACCATTGAAGCATCTTTTTTAATTCCTTCTTATCCTCTTCTTTTAGTGTGTCATTTATGGATAATTTGCCTTCACCTCTAACCCAATTACTATGGAGTTTACTAAACTTCACTCCGCTTAGTCCATATTCTGTAGAATATATTGCTATGTTGTCAGACAATATATAAGGTAGATATAGGCTGTCGTTAACAGGAAATTGCTCTACTATTAATGTTCCGTAAATCTTTACAGTCCGCCTTATTGGAGAATTATTAATCATCTCCTTTACTGCCTTGACATATCGTGCTAATTGCGATAGATGATCAAAGCTGAAGGGGACTATTTTTAGCTCAATAACATTTACAATTATCGACCCTTCTTCAAAACCAATAGTTATGATATCCGATATTCCGTATTCGCCAAACCTTAATTGCCTAAATGCTGAAATATAATATCCAAGATTAAGATGCAAACCCTTTAATTCAATTGTAGACCCTAATGTTTCTTCAATGTCTTCAAAAATTAGATCTTCAAGTTGCTTTTCGTGTATTACTATTGCCATCTTTATAATTTTACAGGTGTTTCTACTAGCTTTTTATATAGTTCAATTGCTTTTTCTTTTTCCGTTTCTTCCAGGAAATGAACTCTATACCTTCCAGGGTGTCCGAATGAGTTCTTAAATTCAACCCATTTGAAGGAAATTGTGATTTTCTGATTCAATTCGGATAGTCTAGATCTGAAGCTATTCCAGTTTTGTGTTTTTTCTGAAATAGTGTGTCCTTTTATTAATTCACTGAGCAGAAAGGACTTAATCGAGTTTGGCGGTGGTAATGATTGGTTCATTTTGGAAAGATTGAATTGTTAGGGAATAAAGGGCAGGGTTTGAAAAACATATTCACCACAACTTGTTAATAATTTTCCGCCCCCTTGTTCATTGTTGCATTAAATAGGGGATTAGTGATCTGTGTGTTACATGAGTGACAAATTTTAGGTTGACCAATTCTTTGTACGCCCTATGGCCGCAATTAAGCGACCCGGGCAATGTTTCATGCTGCTGGAGTTATAATACCTTATTGAACGTTCTTGAATACTACCGGGCTGTTTCCATATAAAGGCGTCCTCCCGTCCCATTTCTCAATAAACTGTTGTTGTATGAGCAGGTTTGTAAGGGATGATTGCCTGAGTAGGTTTGCCTGTCTTTCTCCTTCCGCCACAATCACCTCCCTTCTGGCATTGATGGAATCCCTGACTAGTTGGTTTTGCGCCTGCATGGATTCCTGAACCGCTCTGTTTTTTGCATCCACCGCCTCGACAATAGATTTTGGATATTGTAGCCCAGATGTGAGGGATTCAAGTCTGAACCCATCTGATTCTAGCGTTTTTCCTAAGTTTGCCTCTACACTGTCCTCAAATTGCTGCCTATTGCTTATTAATTGCTCTGTGGTGTACTTGTTCATCTGGATTCTAAAGGCGTTTTTCACGTAGTTGAACATTGTTGTAGTTGTAATCTCGTCTAAGTCCTTTCTGTACTTTACATAGATGAAAGGAGCTTTCCCCTGAACAACGGCATAGCTGAGTGTAGGATCGATAGTGAAAACAGATCCGTCTTTGGCGTTCACGGTAAACGCTGAATAATCAATCGTTTTTACGAACAAAGGGAATTCTACCACGTCCTGAGTGAATGGATTATACCACACACGACCCGTTTTGATCTGAACATTTGACACCCCTTTCTCTGTACCATACTGGTTTACTAAAATCCCTTCATACCCGGCATCAATTCGGGTGCATGATGCAAGCAGCGCAATAGCCGCAATCAATGTGAAAATTGTCTTTCTCATTTTGTTTTTGTTAAAAGTTTGATTAAAAAAATATTTATTAAAATAAGAGCCGCAAGCCCTATAATCCCCAAAATGACCGTTATGTCCGACGGGTAAGTAACTAATGAAGTCAGGAAGTTTGTAGCGAACATGTCAGCTATAATACAAGCCAGACCAATCATTATTTTTAAACTAATTTTCATTTTTGATGTATTTTGAATTTACTGCGAACCGCTGCCCTTTATCGTTTTCTACAATTAAGACCCCTGAATGGTCAGAAATAAGCTTTACCTGTTCGCCTTTCTTGCCTAATAACCGGCGCCATGGGTCGATAATATCTTTTGTCAGGGTCAAAGCGTATTAGCCTTTTCAGTTGAATAAGAGGTTAACTTGCCTACCAGTTCCTGAATTGAAGCCATGATCTTTTTCCCGTTGGCCGATTTCATTACAGGAACTTCCAGATCTTTGATTGACTTTATGTATTCGTTAATCTTGGTTCGATCCGGGGCCTGTTCAGCTTTAATTCTGGCTTCTTCCTCTTTTCTTAGCCGTTCCTGTTCCTCGGCGGCTTTGCGGTCTTTTTCGGCCTGCAATGCATCGGCGGCGGCTTTCTTTTTAGCTTGTTCCATTATTTCTGCCTCCATAGCCTTTCTTTCCTGGTCGATAATGATCTTTCTTTCGGTTACGGAATTTACCAGGGCATCCCATTCGGTATCGTTCAGGCTTTTGATATCACTAACCCGAACGTTAATATCTTGCTCTATGTAGGCGTTTTCTACATAATTGAATGGGATGCCCAATGAAGCAATTAGCCGTGTCCTGACGTTTTCTTTCTCCTGCTGTACCTTAAGGGCCTCTTCCTCAATTCTGGCGTTTTGTTCATCGATCAACTTTTGAGCCTCTTCCTGCTTTTTTCTTAATTCTTCCAGTTCTTTGCGTTCATCAGCTAGTTTTTTAGCCTCTGCTTCCCTTGCCAGCCTCTCTTCCTCGGCCTTTTTCTCAGCTTCCAATCTTTCAGCTTCCAACCGGGCTTGCTCGGCCTCGTAATTGGCTTTTGCGGTTTCCTGGAGTTGATTGTAATCCTCGTCAGAAAGAGACTTTAAAGCGGACAGGTCGATTTCATAACCGTACTGGCGGAGACCATCTACTCTTTTTTGAATCCTTTCTTCTTCTTTTCTGATTTCTTCAAGGCGGATTCTTTCTTTTTCAGCGTCTACTTTATCCTGTTCCTCAACAAGTCTTTTTTCTTCCTTTTCGATGATGGCGATTAGTTCCTTTTCTTTTTCAATTATATCTTTTGATACCTTATTAATAGTATCTCTCATTTCCTTACCCTGACTAGAGATAGAGACACGCTCTTTTTTGAGTTCCTTACGCTTGGCATCGGCTAATTTGTAGCCCTCTTTATCGCCTACACCGTTAATAGTAATTTCGGCTGCAGACTGTGCCAGGGCTTCCAATTCTGATTTTTTGTTGTTAAAAGCCACTAATCCGGTGTTTACTTTTTCCTGGGCTAATACCAGTTCGTTTCCGGTTTCTACGATTTCAATTGTTTGCATTTGGTAAAATTTTGTAGTTTGGTTTGCCCCGCCAAGACTGGAAGGGCGTTACCAAAACTGCTTATGTGAAAAAATTATGATACTTTCTTAAGTAATGAATTAAGATCAGGTTTGATATACGCCGTCATTTGATCCTCATATTTCTGTATAAACGCCCTTGCCTTTATGACCTTTCCGGCCAGACAATTAATCGCATCCTGATCTCTGGGAATCTCGTATTCAATTAACCTTTCCTGAATGGGGATATCGTCGTAAGTCATAGAAAGCTCCAAAGCTTCACAGGCATCCAGATATAGGGGATCTTCCGTAGTAGCCACGTTCATTTTATAGAATAGGCGCCTTTTTTCTTCTTCAATCATGGCTACAGGTGTATTTACCAGGCAGTAGGCCAAATAGGCTTTTTTTGCCCCTGTGAGCCACATGTAAGTTTGTAATTGCCACCAGTAGATAGGATTGATATCCTTTGAGTTGGTTCGGTGGAACGTAAATAAGTCCCAGGAACTCTTAATATCTATGACAGTTTGAGCGTTATGGATGGATTCACCGGTAAAAAGGTCTGGTGTACCCATAACGAAGTCGTTTTTCAGATGTTCTTCGTTCTTTTTGTAGAACTTTTTATGAAGTCTGGAATAAAGGGTAATTGAATCTTCCTCAACCTGATTGCCTTTAGTCATGTACTTGGTCTGAATATCGGTGTTACGTCCGTACTTTGCGCTTACATAGACGTCAATACAGTTTGTTTTTGCCGATTCTGACAAGTTACCGGCTTCTTTGTCGGCTTTTAATTTAGGACTGGTCATTAAATAACCCACCCCGGAAGCACGGAATAATAAATTTGAAAAGTCCATTATTTTGATTTTTTGTTAGTTAACAACTTTGATAATTCCTCTTTCTTACTCAGGAATAGATCCATTTGATCGTCGGAAACGAACTCAAAAACATTATCCAGGTCCTCAATTGTTTTGGCATCTTCGATTAACAATCTGATTCTTTCTGCTTCCTTGTCGATTGTAACAGTGTCATTATCAACATAGGTGACATCCTCCGTGTCTGCGTCATTTACTACTGACTGGTCTGTGATAACCGCCTTTTGCATCTCAATAGAAAGCGGCGCAAACTTGGAAAGGAGTAATTTTAAAACTGTCTTTTGAGCCATTGAATCGAAATCATCTTTCCATAGGCCGTAACCCTTTTTGAGCGTCTGGCTGAATCTCATTCCATGCTTTTGCAGCTCCTCTACAGTCATGTATAAGGTTTTCTCAAAACCGTTTAAAAGGGCGAAGTGAGCGGCATAACCGATTATTTTATCTGATGTTTTCGCTGTGAAATCAAATAAGAAACCTGTAAGGGGATTTTGTTCCACCAGCTGGCCTTCATATATTGGGGCAGCGGATATGGTCTTAAACTGTCCGCTTCTCTGTGCTAACTGGATGAATCCCTTATAACCCATTTGAAACTGAGCAACAACCTTGTATGAACCGTCTGGCTGCTTGGTGTTATAGGCCAAAATATAAGCAAATCCTAAGTTCTGATTCAAAGGAAGATCTAAAGTAGCCGCAACGGCTGCACTCTGATAAACGCTCATTGGATCGGCTTTTGCAAGTAGTGAATTTTGAGCCGTAATCTGTAAAACGCTTGTCATGAATGAACTGGCACGATTGCCTAATAAATCCTTGAATTTCTGCTTGACGTCCACTCTTTCAAAGAGCGATTTTGTCGTTAATTGTCTGTTTTCGTTTGACATTTTATATTTTTTAGTTGGTTAAAAAAGGCAAAAGTGATTGCGGGACCTCCGGGTGTTCGGTACAAATGAGGTAATACCTTTGTCCGTGGTATTCATCCCAGATTTTCCGATTCAATTCCTCTGCGTGTCTGGTAGTGGCCTTATTGTAAAGACAAGTTGCCCGAATCTCTACAAGCATATTTTTAAGGTCAATCATTCTCTTTTGAGACTTGATATTGGCGATTAACACACTTGTACGGTCGGCTGCTGTGATTTCAGCAGTCCGCTGCATCATTTTAGGATTGTGTCTGGCTTCGATATAAACGATCGCTACAATGATTAAAAGGAGCGCAAACATGCCGTAATTGGATATTATTTGTTCCATTTTGCTATTTCGATTTTAAATGTTTCGGAAAGTTTTTTACTGATTTGATTTTTAAAGTCCTCGGCTTTTTTATCAAGCCACCGGTAGGCTTCAAACTCCATGTCGGAGTAATCCTCCTCCGTGTAAATCGGATATGTGAAAACTTCCTGTACTGGCTTTATAAATACTAAGCCCTGTTTAATCCCTAGGTACTCCATTTCAACCTCCAAGACGGCTTTTTCATTCTCTATTCTTATATCCTGAATCCAGAACACTGGTTTAGCCTCCTCTATGTAAAACTCAATCATCTGCTCAGGGGTGAAAACTGTTTTAGTACGCATTTTTCAGGGTTTCAACGGTTAAAGAAATAATTTCACTGATGGCATCCTCTCTACTCATTTCCTCGAAGATTTCAGAATAAACCCCCAGATCCTCAAAGGAGTATTCTATCTCTTTGTCGAACTCTTCATACTCAGCTTCGTTTTCTAAACCTTGGCGCAGAATACAGTTACCCTGACCGGAGATGCCTACCTTTACACTTTCGTCTCCGATTGTAAAGTAATCGGTTCCTATTGTCCATTTCCCGGATTGCCATGTAATAACACGGTCATTAATGACTATTTCTCGTTTTTTTGCTATCTTTGTTTCCATAAACTTTGTTTTTGTGGGGTATTGTGTTCGTAGCACGTACCCCATTTTTTATAGATTAAGTCCTAATAGCTTGCTTTTATAGAAGAATTTCTTTTTATGGGCGCCGACGATATAAAACCCTTCAAACTTCTTTTCGGAAACTCTTGATCTTAAGGAGCTTAGTTTCATTCCCAATAAGTCGGCGGCTTCCTTTTCGGAGATCATATCCTTTGCTTCTAAAAGCGCTTTCATCTCCCGGATCTCTCTGGCTATTGCTGTACTGGTCATGATGGTAGGTTTTTAAGAATCGTTTTAATAGATGTCTCGTGTCCAGATCCGTAGGCCAAAACCCTGTTCAATACATTTCTGTCCACTCCTAGCATTAAAGCCGCTTCTGTTTGAGTAGAGTACCTGATAACGAATGTTCTTAATTTCGCCAGCTGGGTATCAGTAAGAGGCACGCTCTTTCTTGATTTCTTCGTTTTTGGCTTATTTATTGTTTCTAGCATAATCCTTCGTATTTTTGTATTGCATAGCAAAGATACGGGATATATACCGTAAATTAAAATAAAAATACGGTATATTTTCACAACAACGTTGCAACTATTTATAACTAATTGATTTAAAGATGAATAACATTGAAATTAACAAGCTTGAGGACTTAAGGGATAGGGTTCTAAAGCTCAGCATAGCCGGTATCAATACCGATGTTAAGATGTCGGAGGTTCTCAATGTTCCCAAAACTGAAATTTGGGATGCAGCAGTGGCAATCCAAAAGGAAAAAGATTGGTATATTTTAGATTCAACTTTTGGCGGAAAAATTATATCACTGAAACCGGACAGGGAAGATGTTCAATCGTTTTTAGATAATGGCGGATTTTCTGAACAAGAATATAGTAAGAAAATTGAGCAGGAAGAGTTGATGTCGATATTGAGTAAAATGCAAGACAATAACGATAGGATATCCGTATCTGTTGCAGATATGAGATACCCATATTTTAGGTTGCGAAAAATAATAAAATTATTAAAAGGAAACGACCTTATTAAGCCCATTACGCTTAATAAGGTTAGCGAAATTTATGAGATATCCGACAAGGGGCATATTGCGCTTAACAACAATAGTTTTTCATCCAATCAAATAAATATAGACATGAGCAGACATAACAAGTTTGAAGGCCCTACTATATATACAGAGGGCGACGTTAAAGGAGATATTAACCAGGATAATTCTAAAAAAAACGATTAGATAAGCCTAAATCTTTTTGGGGGAAGTTATGGGATCACGAACTTACAAAATGGGTATTAGGGATTCTCTCGCTTTTAATCGTAGCGTACATAACAAAAAAAATGGGATGGATCTAATATTTTGGAGGCAGAAAGTGGTGCAATAAATATAGGATGGTTGTTAGGATAACAATAAATACCGAGGCTGTATACCACCCCATCCAAAACGCTTCTGATTTACTAAGTGTATCATATTTTTTGGAAAACCATTTAATCAATCTGAACATAAAATAAATTTTCAACAAAAATAAGGGATATATCCCGTAAAAAATGGAAAATATAAAATCAAGGATTTTAGAGTTTATCGAATCTTTGCCTTATGGTCAAGATAAATTCGAGAAAAAATGCGGCCTATCCAGGGGATATGTCAATAAATTAGGCGACAATATGACCGCCAAAACTCAAGCGAAAATACAAAATGAATTTCCGGAACTCAATATGGATTGGCTTATCAAGGGCGAGGGGGAAATGCTTGAGGGGAAAGAAGCAATAAAGTCAATGGACACCAAAGACGTTGTTATTGGGTTCATTTTAAACGAAATAGCCGAAATAAAATCCTCTATGAAGGGGACTTTTTATTCTGATGAAAAAGAAGCATTATTGAGCCGTATTGCGCAGATAGACAATATGAAGAAATAGATCTTTTCTTTTTATTTACTTTCTTTATGGATTTTGGTTTAACATTCTTTTTACTCATAGCTAATCTATTTAGCTAACAAACCTAAAATAAATATTAAACAAAAACAAAAAACTTTTTGCACAATGAGAAAAATATTATTCTTTTTATTTCTTATTCCATTAATTGTTAATGCGCAAAAAAGCCCATATCAGTATTTTGAAATTAGGGATAATGTGTCATTGTTTGAGGCGGTTTATAGCGCTCCCGGCAACTCGGCAAATGATTTATCAAAGCGCCTGTTTGATATCTGTAATGGGATGTCGTCTGTGAAAGATGTAAAGAATTCAGACGGGATTATAACCGGGTTGATAACTCACATGTATTTTCCATACAAGAAATACGGACTAGGGGGTATGAATATGAATGCAGCCCTTAAATTCCCAATGAAGTTTAATTTTAAAATTAATACTAAGCAGGATAAGTATAAGGTGACTATAACTGGATTGTATTTTGACATGCAGGATTTTAAAGACGCAATGTCCGGCACTCCTGGTATATTGGCCGCCGCAACATCAAGCGACTTTACACTAGATGATTTATTATGTCGAAACAGGAAGATGGATTATAGAACATCCGGTAAGGCAATTAGAGAGAATACCTCTCTTGAAAAATTCCTGTATGAAACCTTTAAATTAAAAAAGAATGATGACACCTGGTAA